TTTTTATTCCTCCTCAAATGCACTAAAATCGTCAATAACAATTTTTAAATCATCAATTCCAATCCATTCATAATTAAAATCTGTTAAAAACATTGGATCTATTCTACAAGTGCCCAAATCGGCATCACACCATAAAAGAACACTTTTATATCTACCTCTTCTATTTTTATAAATTGATAATTTAATTTTTGGTTTAGGAAATTGCGGATTGCGTTGTAATATCGTTTCAAGACTTGCTAAATCTTGGTCTTTTACTGGGAGTAAAATACTTCCATAGTCTATTTTATCTGCGATGGCTTTTGCTCCTCGCAACAAATTTTGATCAGGAGTTTTACTTTCAACAAAATCGCCATTCAATTGAGTACTAGACATTAAAAATATATTATATTTCACACAAATATCTTTTAATCTTGCACTCAACATAAATAAGATATTATCTTCTCTTAAAGTAATTTTTCCTGCTCGACGGCTAATCTCTTCTAATATTTTTAAACTAGTATGTATATAATCAAAGAAACAATATGTTATATCGTGGTCTCTTAAATTTCTTTTGATTGTATTTTCAACATCTTGCAAATTAAATTCTGGCAATATTTCAATATACAATGGTGCTTTTTTAATTACCTTTGCCGCATATAAAACACGTTCGCGCTCATCTTTTTCATATCTGCCTGTTAAAATATGTTCTTCATTAACATTAGATAAAAACGCAAGCATCATTGTCTGTACTTCTGCTTTATCTTGTTCTGTTGCAATAAATAAAGTTGGAAAACATTTACCATTTTTGCGCCAACCAAAAGACACATCATAAAATTCATCGCAAGCAATATAACAAGCATCGGCAATCATACTTCTAGACTTGCCTACGCCAGTAGGCGCTGACCGCAAATAAAATTTACCTAATCTTGCTCCTCTTGTAATAGTATTAATATAATTACCATACAAATTAATTCCAACATCAGGAACTTGCTCTAATTTAAAAATTAATTCATCAATATCATCGCCCGCTTGAATGGCTCCACTTCTAACATCATTATTGACATATGTTGCTTTTAAACTATCAATTTTTGCGTCAATTTTATCAGCAATATCCTGTAATGAAACATTATCTAGCCATTCTTCTTGGGCTTCTTTCTTTTTAATATCTAAAATATTGTCTGGATCATATAACCAACTTAAATTAATTCCATAATTATCATACATGCGCAAAAGTGTCATTTTCTTCATGCGCTTGTAATAATAATCAAAAGTTGCTCTTGACGAAACTTCACTAACTTTTTTAAGATATTCATTTCCTTTATTTATTTCATAAATTGCTTTGTATTTAGGATGATTTTCAAAAAAGTCATTTACTGCTTCAAGAGTAAAAGATGATACTCCATTTTCATGTAATTTAAATAAACAACCAAAAACAACTCTATGAAATTGCTCTGGAAAATCATCTTCTATAATTGTATAAGTATCTGCCGCGTCTAGAATGGAGGGGTCATTCCAAATACAACCAATTACTTGTACAATTGCTGTTGTATCTACATATTTTGAACTTATTTTTATTCAACCCCTTCTTCTAAAAATGAAAACTGATTATTTTTTATTGGCTGTTTTACTGGCGGTGGAATATGAATTTCTATTGTGTTTGGTTTATATTGTTCAATTGGTTTTGCTATATTCTGCTGCTGCGCCATCCAAATTGCTAAATAATAATTTTTAGCATCATCATAAACATATGGCACTATTCCAATACCATTATTTGCTTTTTCAATTGGATTTTGTTTTACATCATAAAAATATAACAAACTTTTATATATATCTCTATAACTATATTGACGATTTTCATGATAATCTTTAATTTGACTATTAATTTTTGCGCTTAATTTATCTATTTTAAATAATTTCTTTATATAATTCTGTAAAACTTCTAAATCATGTTCTTCTTGGCTCATTGACTCATTATGCGCATCAGCACAACTTTTATGCGCATATCGTCTAGATCTAACAGCAACATATTCAGTTGTATTTCTATCAAAAGTTTGATTACAATAAAAGCATTTTACTGGTGCTAATTTTTTGGCTGCCGGCATTATGTCATCGCCACCAAATCGCAAATATTCTTAATTGTAAGCATAACCCAATATGCAATTATCCAAGGCCATGCTATCTTTGGCTTTTGTTTAATTTGCAATACAGACACAACTGCTGCAATTATAATAAGAATAATTACACAAATTTGTGATGGTGTAAAGAACATATTTCAAATCCTTTCTATACCTTCTTATTTATATTATAACATAAAAAAAAGAAAAAAGCAAGTAAGCCACTTGCTTTTTAGTTTTTATTTATTCAATGCTCGCAATTCCTGCAAAATCAACCAAACTTGTTCGGCATCTGCTTCAGTGGTTTCATTAAACTTTTTCCCAACACCCAAATATTCACTTACAATTTTTCCAATAGCAAGTTTATTCATTGGATCTTTTCCCATTAACTCACCAATCAACTGCCCGCATTCAGTACGCATTTCTGAGAAAGAAGGATGTTCATTCTCTTCAATATAATTATTTTCTCTTTCAGAAGTAATGAACTGGTTATTTGTATGTTTTGCTTCTTCATCAATAGCATCTGAAATTGCTTTTACCAAATTTTCATAAGTAAATTCAATGACAGGAACAATATATTTAAAACGAGAACCAGCGACATATCTTGGCGTTTCCCGCATAAAGAACTTGGTACTAACAGAGCCATCTGGATTTGTGGTTGGCCTAGAAAGTCCAACAATATCACAAGTTCTCTCGCAAATCAGTCTGCCGCGCTTATTCAATGTAGGTTCAAGACGACTATATTCTTCGCCTTTTTCATCTTTTTCTATTCTATCTGTTGAATGAGAAATAAGGACAAGGCCGTAATCCAACTGTAAAATCTTACGAATGCAACCGTCAAATTCCTTTGCTACCAAATCATAGCCTTTACCATAGGCAAGATCACCGATTGAATTAACACCATTGTTATCACAAACATATTGCACGCAATAATCATAAGCAATATCTGCGGTGTCAATAACAATAGTCTGATACATGTCCTTGGTCTCTTGGTCTTTAAGCATAATCAAGTATCTGCGGAACTCTGTCCAACTATTAACTGGAATAGCCATAACACCCGGAATGGCGTTATAACCTTTTTCAAATCCAAGTATCAAAGCCTTCGGAAACTTTGAAGCCATTGTGGTTTTGCCACTTTTTGGTGTTCCATACATAAACACACTATAACCCCTAAGATCACGACTAACCTCATGAGGTTTTAAAGATGTCAAAGCATTAGCCATCTTTATCCCTCCTTATTAAAAGTCATAATCGCCGGAAGTTGCTGAAGAAACAGTTGAACCGCCATTACGATTTTTCTGATATTCTTCCTGGTTCTTCTTCAAAGTTGCGAGGTACAATTCACGATCACTCATCATCTTACTGACTTCTTCTTTTGTCAGAGTTTCTTCATCATCAAAAACATATGGTTCAGAAGATGCGCCAGTAATTACAAATTCTCTTGTTGTGGTCTGACTTACAACAACTTCTGGCTCACCAAAAGCGCTTTCTGTCTTTGTCTCAGTCCGCACTGTCTGGCTCAACTGACGACCCCAAACGCAAGTAAATATAGGTTCTTTTCCGGTTGGCTCAAGGTTTAAGAAATAATCCATGCCCTTCTTATTACGCACAACAAACTGAACAGGAAGAATTGTCTTTGAATAATCTTCAAAAATTGCTCCGCGCACTACTACATGAGTATCAATATGCCGCTCTTCATCGGCTTCTACCAACTTTACATTGGTAATCAACATATCTGTCTTAAACTTATTCCGCATGTTCTCTTCTGGATCGATATCATTTACAATATGAACGAAACCAGATTCTGCTCGTGCTACTGACTGCGGCTTTTCGTCCGTAACTTGTCTATACCATTCATTAAGACGAATATTACTATCAATACGCAGTTTTTCAGCATTATCTTTTCCAACAGCAACAACTGTCTTATTATCATCAATCAACTTTTTCAATGCTACATAAGTTGCATTACTATTGCCCTTCGATGTGGTTGCCGTTACGTATCTAAAATATACCGGTACAACATTCAACAGAGCCTCATCTGTTGCTACATATACAACACCGGCAATATAGTTAGTTCCAGGATTTTTTGAGGTAGGGCCAGAAACCTTTTCTTCCAGTTTGTGGTCATAAAAATATCCCTGAAAATGTACTTCATTAATAAAACGCTTCTTCATTACTCAATTTCTCCTTCAAAATTTACATTAATTCCTTTATCCGTAATCATATACACAACTGGATTTGTTCCCATTTTTTCAACATAACCATCAGATACAAGTTTTCTTATAGAACCAGAAACGGTTTTTGAAGTTGAACCCATACCTTCCGCAATATCTTTTGCTTTCATCATAATATGAGGCTGTGTCTGTAAATACTGCAAAATCATTTTCCCATTATCTGTAAATGCTGGTTTTTCAATATTTGAATTGTTTGACAATGCATCAATATATGCTTGAACATTTTCGGGGATTTCAATCTTTCCAGCCACTTCATTTGTTAAATAATTCCAAAAATTAATAAATTCTTCCTGTTTGCTCATATTTTTTTATCCTTTTCTTATCTTCTATAAATATTATATCATAATTTTTTTCATTCGTCAATAAAGATTAATTTATCTGCATAAGGAAGATTTTTTGCCCATTGTATGAAATTAATTTTATTAGTGTTATCTTGACCAGACCATTCATTCAATTTATGATTTTTCCTTTGGTGGCACATAGACAAAAGATTTTCATAATTCATAGTAATTGTACGCATCTGCAACCAACTTTCTGGCAAAATGCGCACTAATTCTTTCCAGTATGCTTTATCTTTTGTTTCAAGATACCTCTGCCGCAAAGTTTCACAATAGTTAATAATAGTATCCCACATATCTCCAATAGTATAATCCATATCATATGGTTCTTGATCAAATACTACAAGACGATTTTCAACATCATCCATTTCAAAACAATCTCTTGTAATAGGCGCAGAAGTTAATTTATGCATAGTACTTGTGCTATTGGCAACAGTACCAATTTTATAAGTGTCGAATTCTTTCCACCAATATAGCGGAGCAGTAATATCAACAGAGACAAAAATTTGCCGCAAAAATTTTCTATGTTCTGGTCCAGCATTAATTAAGGTCTGCATTAAATGCATATCTTTTGGACCAATTTTATAATCATCCCAGCCAGTGATTATTTTACCATCTGGATTTTTAAAATCAATAGTTTGCCAATAACTATCACTTAATGACCAACTATTTTTAGGATTTCTCATTCCTCTAATTGCATGTTCAAAACCCCACACTTGAGTATGTTCAAATTTCATTTATTTTACCTCTCATAAGAACAAGTATATGCTTGAATTGAACTGCCGCCAAGAGCCATCAAAAAACCATCAATTTCATCAATTACATAACATTTGCGCGGGTCATGATACTGTAGAAAATCATTATACGAAATACAACTTAATCCACTCAAACCATATTCTTTAATTTTTTCTTCAAATACACGAGGACTTGGACAAACAATTGTCGCATTTTTCTCTTTTGCCAAAAGCATCAAACGACAAGATTTTCCTGTACCTCTGCGGTCAATAATCTTAACCATTTATATTCTCCTTTTAATTGTTTAACATTGGACAGTATTTGTTGTAGTTTCTGGCGGATTTGCAACATTGGTATTAAGAGTTATTGAATTTGCATCAGATGTAATGGAACACCAATTTGAATTATACCTATGTAAAAAATCATTTGGAGTATAATAATACCATTGAGAATTATTATCATTATATCCTTGCCAATAAATTTCATCCAACAAAGTTTTTAATTCTTCAGTTGTAAATTCAACTTTTCCATTCTAATTTTTTTTAAAATTTTTAACCATATAAACACCTCATTTATTTTTTATTTTTTCGTTCTAAAAGAAAATATAGAATTGCGCAAATTAAGATAGGCGCTCCAACAATAATATCTAGTACAAAGTTTTGCATTGGGTATTTCTCCGTCTAGAAAAAGGGGAAAGTATCTTACACTTTCCCCTTATATTTTATTATTTACTCAACCGGCTCCGCATCAACATCAATGGCACGACCATCATCAGTAAGTTTCAAGAACTTAACCTTCTGATGAGTTCCATCATCAAGTTCAATTTCGGCTTCCTGCCGCACACCAAGACCCTTACGCTGAATAGCGCTCGTAAAAATACCATCAACAGACTTCTTTTCAAGATTGAGAGCGGTTGCCACATCGGCTGCTGTTACGTTATCGGCTTCTGCCAGACCCTGAAGATACTTAATAACTTTCTTTGTGTTTTCCTTCATAACTGCCATAATTTTAAATCTCCTTTTGCTCTTTGAGCATATCAAATATTTTTTTATTATATAATAATCTGATTATTTTTATCAGTTATTAACTATACATATTATATATTATTTTTTTTTAAAAGTCAAATTTTTTAAAGATATTTCTGCACCAATAAATCTAGTTCTAGCATCTCTGCTAGTTCAAGATCTGCACTATCCATCAAATGAACTTGCTTATCTTTTGCTTCATTGATTTCATTTTTATCTTGACTAAATTGAATAATTCTTTCCAATTCGGCAACTTCTTTAGCAAGTTTCTTCATTTGTTTTTTAGTCATGGGTTAAATCCTTTCCTCATTTTCTATATATATTATACAAAAAATATTTTAAAAAGTCAATTGTCTGTATTATAATATTTATTTGAAAGGTTTGTGATTAACGCGGCGATTTTATCAATATCATTCAATGATAAATTATCATTTAATTTCTCTCTAACAGCATGTAATGCTAGAAAAGACTCAAATAACATTAAAGATATTTTTTCATAATCATCTTTTTCTTCTGTTAAAATATTATTTAAATAATCATCTACCATTCTATCTTGACTAAATAAAATAGGTATTACTTGTTTATTCTTTTTATTCTGTAAGATACTATATTTATGTGTCATTTAAAAATCTCCTCAATAGTACAATCTTGTGGATTTTTATCATCTCTTAATCTTTTGAAATGAAAATGCCGAAGAGTGTGCGCGGCTTTATCTTTTTCCATACCAGCCAATTCACAAACTTTATTATTGTATTTATACCATTGAGACTTTAATTCTGCTTTCATTTGATTAGTGAGACCAGATGATACAGTACCTATTTTTTCAATATTACCATTTTTATTATATGCACCTATTTCAATAGCAGTAGGCCATCCATAATAAAATCCTTGCGTTACGGGCATAGTACGATAATTAAGACTTTTTATAACTTCATATTTTCCAATAGGTACATTATGCCCACCTAATGACTCACCGGTATTTAAATCAAATTGCTCACAGTACCAATATGGCCACAAATCTTCTGCGCCAGTTTCAGTTCCATTAACGCTATAATTAATACCAATATTTAATTTCCCATCATAATATTTCGTCGGCTCACAATAACCAATAATGATAGCATCACAAGTATCTGTTTTTTTAATTTTAATTGTATCCCACGCTGGTCTTTTCCCGGGTGTATATGGCGCAGTACGCTTTTTTAACACCATGCCTTCTTCACCTGCGGCAAGGGCTGCAGCAATTGCTTCTTGAATATCATCATCTACACGTTCTGCCAATTCAATTAGCGGCTGGCCTTTATCATATACAGAGTGTAATTCATATTTAAAATAGACTGCGCGCAATATATCATAGCGTACATCGGCTCTGACTTTTGTTAAATCATGTCCATCATAATAAATAATATCATGAACATAATAATGCAATTTACCATAAGAACCATTTTGCCGCTCAATGGCTAATTCTGGCAATGCTCCCATAATTGGCGTTACGTCTTTACTTCTTTTACCTGGATAATAAATTTCACCGATAATAACTGTGCCTTTTGGCAAACCTTCAAGAGCCATTATAATTTCTGGAACATTTGCTGATTTTTCAGTTAGCATACCAGTTTGTACCGAAACATTTCTACTCCATAAATGAATATTTCCATCAAAATCTTTTTCAAATTGATACCAATATCCATCTTTTTTTAATTGCGCGAAGTATTCACCAGATGCGCAAATAGAAGGAAAAAGTGCTTCTTTTCCT